AACCCCTCAGGCACAAATAAAAACTCTAATAAAAACAAGGGGTTATAGCTTCGGGGGTTATAAGTGATTGATTTATATAGGAAAACTAAATCGTAACAAATCGTAATAAATGAGGGGGTGGGATCACCATCCCCCTCGGAAAGCGTCTTATCTTAGTGTAAGGTAAGAAGATCCTCTTTCATCTCTTGGATTTTACTGTCTAAATACTCCATCTTTTTTTGTATAATATATGCCTTTTGTGTATTTCCGGATTTCTGTAACTTTCTCATAAAATATCCCAATTCTCTCGAATCTTTTTTCAAACGCTCAACTTGTGGGCCATAAGACATAGATGTACCTCTAATTGCTTGTTTATAATTGGATGAAAGTTTTTTTCAGATTTCTCCTTTTGGTAGTTTTAAAAGTAAAAAAGGATCATAGCTTCAGAGAAACTAGATCCTTCGGTTTATGAGATAAATGTTGTACTCATAATAATATTTATGAAAATTTACTCTTTAATTAGGTCCGGAAATGCCACAAGGACTAGTTGTTTAGTAATACCCTTATAGTGGGCTGTTCCAGTCTTTTTAATAAGTCCTTTATCTTTCATTAGAACCAGTAGCTCAGCTTCTTTTGGATGCATGGTCTCTAGCAGATCAATAAACATCTTTTCCCGCTTAACGGCTTTCATTTTTTCACCAGGGCCTCCTTTAACAAAGAATCTAAATTTCTTAGCTGCTCTTTGTATAGAAGAAGGGGTATATCCCCACTTACCAGCATCCTCTGAACTATATGGTGGTGCACCTTCAGGAAGAATAAATTCAATTGAAGAATCCATGCCACCTTGTAATACTGTTCGCAAAGCAAAAGAGTTTCCATCCTTAAGGATCTGGACCTTTTCCTCTTTTGTTTTAGCCGTTGAGGCTTTTTCTAATATTTCGTAAACATATGCAGCCATTATAGGAATTCCCCTGCTGATTCAATTAGCATCTTACAACGCTTTTTAATTAGGTAGTTTAGTACCTTAGATGGATGTGCCGTTTTTTGCTTATTGTAAGTATCAATGATTGTTTCTTTTAATCCCGTAGGAGTATTGTTTAGGTCAATCATTGTTTTATTACGGCAGTAGTTTCTATATATCTCCTCTCCCATAACCTCTGGAAGCTGTTCTTCTGGCACAGAGAATTCAGCAATCTTTTTCTTGGTCATTGGCGATTGCCTAATACTATCAGTAAAAGTATTATCAGGGCTAAGAACATTAGGTACTCCATCTCCGGAATCACCTTTGAGAATATGCTCAAAGAGATAATTGGTAGGATTGGGATCGGTAATAAACTTCTTAGTCATAGGGGAGAATTGCTTAACGTTGTTATACTTTTGTAATTGGATAAAGTCTTTATCTGCAGATACAATCATAACTTCGTCATGCTGACCAAATTCCTGGGTCATTTCTACTAATTGGCCTATGACGTCATCTGCTTCACAGCCTTCTACACGAACTGTTTTGTATGGTAGGTTATCCCCGATCTCTTCAAAGACTAAATTAATGATTCTAAATATTTCTTGCCAATCGAGGGGAGAATCTTCTCTGTTACTTTTACGGGCTGCTTTATATTGGGGAAAGGCTTCTTTGCGCCAATTAGAGGAGTCATTTGCTATAACCATTTGACCGTATTCGTCACGGAACTTTTTATTATACATCCGAATAGAATTAAGTATCATATGACGAATCATATCTTCTGTAATCTCTATTCTTTGTACAACAATGTTAGCTATGGCAATAGCATTATAATCTAGGATAATCATCTGTCACTCACTTTTAACGATTTAATAATACATTATATCACACTTATTACGAGTTGTAAACCCCTAATAGATTTTCTTTATGCTATATGAAACGGGAGATATTAGGTTAATTTCTTGTCGGTGGTCTTCGGTATCTACAAAGATGAATTGGGTAGGCTTTATTTTTATAATCTTTTTAACCATAAAAGTTTTTTCTATGGTGTGCTGAATACGAGTACCGTCTACAAGTATTTCTAGCTCTGAGGCAGGAACGGATATCTTAAGCTCCCATTCTTCTTTTATTAGGGTATACCACCAATTTCTTATGCCCATTATCTTTCCCCATCAGGATCGAATATATCTTTGTTTGCTTTCATCATCCGGGTTAGTTCCTCTAGGGTACCTTGCATCTCTTCCATATGATCATGAAGAACATGATATATTCCCTGATCCCTTAAAAGCATAGCATAAGTGGCATTAAGTATTATACCTAGGTCCATAATCATTTCAGGGCTTTTAAGAGGATCGTAGCCTTCTTCTACTAGAGAAGCAACAAGCATATCAAGAGCATCTGCCGAAACAGACATAAGGCCTGAAAGATTTTCATCTATATCAGTTGCTATGCCTCTTCTTGTTTCTTTTTTAGGCTTAGGCTTCGGAAACTGTATAACATTATCGGTCATTTGTGTATATGCTTTAAGTGGGCTTTACGAACACGGACTTGGATCCATCCATTATAATAGTCTTCGCGAAGAAGAGCATCTCTTTCAATCTGTTCTTTTAACTCCATATATGCGCATTCAGCTTTTGTTTTACAGAGGTGTAGAATAGTTCTTTTAAATTTATCTTTACCGTATTTTTCCAAGTCTTCTGTTAGCTCTCCAGAAGATCCGTGATATTTTTTCCAATCTGATTCAGCTTTATATTTTTTCCTTTTTCCTTTTACCTGTTTGGACTTCATTGACCAGAAGAACTTTTTACCGACGTACTTCCTTCCGGTCTCTAGATTCTCAATTAAATATACAAAACCGTAAATTACCTTTGGATCTAAATCTTCCGGTTCGTATGATATTGTCCTAGGCGGTAAGCCTGATATCTTTTCTTCTATTAACCACTGGTTCATAATTAGCTCATATAGGTGTTATATGAACTATTTATAGAACATTATTCCTCGTTAAAATCTAGATCTTCTGAAACTTCTTCTGAACAAAATGGGCAGAATTCAGGATCAATACCATCATATTCCGCCTCGTCTGATATCACTCTATATGTTAAATTACACGAACTACAGGTAATCTTCACTATGCACTCCCCCAAATATCTTTCCAATCTCCAGTTGTAGCCCCGCGGGCATAATCAGTTGCTCTGTTCTCAAAGAAGTTAGTATGTGTAGGAGCGTTAATCATTTCTTCTACCCAAAGTAATGGGTTCTTTTTAATCTTGAATATGCCTTTTAGACCTAAGCTAATTAGACGTCGATCACAGATGTATCGAATATACTTTTTAACGTCTTCAGGTGTTAGATTTTCCATATCTCCCATAGCAAAAGAAAGGTCAATAAACTTGTCTTCAAGCTCTACCATTCTTTCTGCAATGGTATAGATCTTGCCTTTAAGATCGTCATTCCACAATTCCAGATTCTCCTCAACATAGGTTCGGAATAGCTTAATCATGTTCTCGGCATGCATAGTCTCATCAACAATCGACCAAGTAACGATCTGGCCCATACCCTTCATCTTGCCATGTCGGGGGAAGTTAAGCAGCATAATAAAAGAAGAGAACAGTTGCATGCCTTCGGTAAATGCTGAGAAGGCTGCAATGTTAGTAGCAATTGTACCCTTGTCTTGTGTATCGTTAGATAGGTTCAAGAAGTACTCATGCTTATTGGCCATAGCTTCGTATTCTAGGAACTCGTTGTATGTAGACTCAGGCATACCCAAAGTTTCAATTAAATGGCTGTAGGCGGCCACATGGAGCGCCTCACGGGCTGCAAACCCCATTAGCATCATGCGTACTTCTGGCTGGGGAAAGTGCGGGAGGTAGTTGTTAACATAGCCACCAGCTACATCAATATCACCCTGTGTAAAGAAACGAAAGATGTTTGTTAAGAATCCTTTCTCTCCATCACTCACCTTTGTCTGCCAGTCTTTAACGTCTTCTGACATAGGTACTTCTGTATGTAACCAATGGCTTTGCTCATGCTTAAGCCATGCGTCATATGCCCAAGCATAGTTAAATGGTTTAAAGTAAGCGCGCTCGTCGGTTATCTTTGTTTTGGGTGACATCTATTAACCCTCACAAGCGAGACAAGGCTCGTCGTTTACTAATGCTGTCATATCTAGTTCCTTAATAATCTGTCTTTCTATTTTGTTTGATACTCTATCCGCTTTACCTAGCTTTTCAGATCTGCAATAGTATAACGATTTAAGCCCCTGCTTCCATGCAAGATAATGAGCTGCATGGATATACTTAATGTTAGAATCAGGTCGAAAGAATAAATTTAAGGATTGTGCCTGATCAATATATTCCTGGCGCTTAGAAGCATGATCGATTATCCATCTTTGATCAATTTCCATAGCAGTCTTAAATACGTCCTTTTCCCATTGGTCTAAAAAAGTTAGATGCTGAA